CAGGACCTGTTCCTGGCCCGAATCGCCGCCCCGCTCTGAAAGGTCACCATGCGTAAGCGCCTCGCCGCCCTCCTGACCACTGCCGTGCTGGCCCTGAGCCTGCTCTTGGCGCCCTCGGCGAGCGCGTCCGTGCCCTACTCCTGGTGGTGCCACCGCGGTGGCTACCGCGATGTGCACGTCTGGACGCCCACGTCCGCCGCCTGGTGGACCGTCTACATGGGCTACCGCTGCTACGGCGGCCGCTACAGCAACGTCTGATGAGCTGTCCGGCCCGGTTTGCGACGCCGCGCACGCCCAGCCGGAAGACCCACGGGGCCCGCCTTGGCCTCGTGGGTGAGGCTCTGGGGACGCCGTTCATGCCGTGGCAGCAGCAGGTGGCCGACGTCGCGGGCGAGGTCGACCCGCGAACGGGCCGCTTGGCGTACCGCGAGGTGCGCGTCACGGTGCCCCGGCAGTCCGGCAAGACGGCGCTGATGCTGCCGCTGATGGTCTACCGCTGCCTCGGCGCCTTCGGCCAGCGGCAGCGGATCGTCTATACGGCGCAGGATCGCAACAAAGCGCGAAAGAAATTCATCCACGAACACGTGGATATGCTGAACAATTCGCCATTGCGTGGAATGTTTAAGCCGAATTTCTCGCACGGCGAAGAACATATTTACTGGCACGCCACCGGTTCCACCCATGGAATCGACGCCTCGAAGGACACGAGCGGCCACGGCGACACGCTCGACATCGGCGTGATCGACGAGGCTTTCGCCCGGCCCGACTCCGTGGTCGAGCAGGCGCTCCTGCCGGCCATGGCGACACGCTCCTCGGCGCAGCTCTGGGTGATCTCGACGGCCGGCACGGCGCGCTCAAAGTACTTGAGGGGCAAGGTCGATGACGGCCGGGCGCGCGTTTCCGCAGGTCAGACGCGTGGCATTGCCTACTTCGAGTGGTCGGCCCCCGACGACATCGACATGGATGACGAGTCCCTGTGGCCCTCGTTCATGCCGGCGCTGGGGCACACGATCGACATCGAGGCGGTCCGGGCGGCCCGGGATTCCATGGCCAGCGAGGTCGGCAAGTTCGCCCGCGCCTACGGCAACGTCTGGGACGACAAGCGAACCGTGGTGGCGATCATCCCGGCCGAGGCCTGGGACCGCTGCGAGGACGTCAGCGCGGAGCCCGGCGGCCGGCTGTACTGGTCCGTGGATACCGCCGAGGACCGGAGCTGGACATCGGTGGCCGCCGCCGGCTACACCGCTGACGGCCGCGAGCTGGTCGACTGCGGGGACCACCGCCCCGGCTCGTCACGCTGGGTGCTGCCCCGCCTGCTGGAGCTGGCGCGGCAGACCGGTTGCTGGGACGTGGCTATCGACGCCGAGGGGCCGGCCGCCGCACTGGAAGCCGACCTGACGGACTCGGGTTTCAAGGTGGACCTACTGACCCTCCAGGAGCGGGCGCGTGCGTGTGGCGCGTTCCTGGAGGCGTCGCTATCGCTCGACGAGGACGGCAACGCCGACCGGCTGGTCCATGTCGGTAACGAGGACATCGCCGACGCGCTGGTCCTGGCCGAGCGCAAGCGAGTCGCCAAGGTCTGGGAATGGGCTTCGGCCACCGGCGAAATTAGCGCGCTCCGCGCCGCAACCTGGGCGCGATACGCGCTGTCGAAGGGGGAACCGTGGCACGACGCTCTTGGCTCGATCGGGTGAAAGCGCAGGTCAGACGCCATGCGACCACGCTGGGTGACGTCGTCGGCGCCGGCCTGCTGTCGGTCGGCGCCGCGCTGATCTACATGCCGGCCGGCCTGATCGTCTCGGGCGCACTGATCCTCGCCGCCTCGTGGGCCGAGGCCGGACGGAGGGACGCGCCGTGAGTCTGTTCCGCAAGCGGCGGGCATCTGCCGATCAGCATCGCGGGTTCACCGCCGGGGGTGGCTCAACCCTGGCGCTCGCCGAGGGGATCGGGTCCAGTCTGCGCCTCGTCCCGTTGTTCTCGGCCGTGACCCTGATCGTCGATGCGGTGTCGACCGTGCCGGCCGTCGCCTATCTGGACGAGAAGCCGGGCCGTGTGCCCACCCCCGTTCAGCCCGAGATCGTTACCAGGCCGGGTGTCGGCATCCGGCGCGACGCCTGGATCGGCCAGGCGTTGATGTCGCTCCTGTTGCGCGGCAATGCATTCGGCTACACCGTTGCCATTCAGGATGGCCTGCCGACCCGCGTGGTCTGGCTCCACCCTGACCACGTACAGGTGGACGAACGCGGCGGCCTCCCGGTCTTCTCCTACAACGGTCGGGTGCTGCCGCGCGAGCTGGTGACGCACATCCCCGGGCACGTGCTCCCCGGCTCCTGCGTCGGCCTGTCGCCTCTCTCCCTGTTCCGCACACAGATGCAGACCGGCCAGCGGATCGACGCCGCCGCGGGCGACTGGTACGGCCAGGCCGCGAACCCGCGGGGCATCCTGTCGCAGGTCAATCGGACGCTCACCCCCGAAGAGGTCGAGGCGACCAAGGACCGATACAAGGCGTCGATGAGGTCCGGCGACATCATGGTCACCGGCAATGACTGGCGGTGGCAGTCACTCACGGTGAGCCCGGCCGACGCTATGTTCGTCGACGCCGCGAAGATGACCGCGAACCAGATTGCCGCGATCTACCATGTTCCCCCCGAGGAGATCGGGGGCGAGGCGGCCGGCGGGTCGCTCACGTACAGCACGGTGGAGCTGAACGGCGTCAAGTTCAATCGGCGCGCCGTGCTGCCGTGGACGTCTCGGCTCCAGGCCGCCTGGTCCGAGATGCTGCCCGCGTCCGACTTCGTCGAGTTCGACCTTGACAGCGCCGCACGTCCCGACCTGAAAACGCGCGCCGACATCTTCGGTGCCCTGTTCCGATCCGGCGTTACGCCGGACGCCGCCGCGCGTACCGCCGGCCTGCCCGACCTGGAGTTCACGGGCGCCGTCCCGATCACGCTACGTCAGCCCGAAACTAAGGCTGCCTCACTGGAGGATCAATGACCCGCACCCTGGAGCGGCGCACCGGCAAGGCCCAGCCGATCGAGCTGCGCGCCGGCAAGAGCGGCTCGCCCGGCGTTCTCGCCGGCTACGCCATCGTCTACGACTCGCTGTCGCAGAACCTCGGGGGCTTCGTGGAGCGGGTCGCCCCGGGTGCCGTCGACAAGTCGCTCGCCGACAACCTGCGGGTCCTGGCCCGATACAACCACGACGACAATTTCCTTCTCGGGAGCACGGACTCGGGAACCGTTCGCCTGGCGTCGGATTCGATCGGCCTGGCCTACGAGGTCGACCTCCCGGACACCACCGCCGGCCGGGACGTCGCCGCGCTGGCGAAGCGGGGCGACCTGCGGCACAGCAGCTTCGCCTTCTACGTTCCGCCGGGCGGTGACGAATGGGGCTTCACCATGGGTGACTACCCCCTCCGCACCCTGCGTGCCATCCAGCTTGTCGACGTGGCGCCGGTGAACACGCCGGCCTACCTCGACACCGTGGCCGCCATGCGATCCCTCGCGGCGGCCACGGGACTTGACCCGGCCAGCATCTCGACCGACAACGTCGAAGAGATTCGGTCGGCCCTCCGGGGCGACGCCCCGCCGGAATCCGCGCAGGTCGACAACCACGCGGACCCCGACGCCGTGCCGCTCAGTGTTCGGCGGCTCCAGCTCCAGCTCATCGAGCTGGAGCTGGAGCCCTTCCCGCAGTAGCGAGCAGCGCGCCACGCACTCGCACCCCCTCCGAACCCGCCGGCCCGGCGGGTTCTTTCGTCTACCCGATTGGGAGAACTGGCATGTCCCATGCCCTGCTGGCGCAGCTCGACGAGCAGCGCAAGACCATCGCCGTGCAGTCGCGCGGCATCCTGGACGCCGCCGCGGAGCAGAAGCGCGAGCTGACCGCACAGGAGGACGCCGACTTCACGGCCGCCACCGCCAAGATGACCGAGCTGAGCGCCCGCGCCCGGGCCATCGTCTCGGCCATGGATACCGAGCGCGAGGCCGAGGAGGCCATCACCCGCGGTCTCGGCTCCGCCGGGGCCGGCCACGCACCGGCGGCCAGCCCCGAGGCCGACGTCGAGGCCACCATCCGGGGCCTGTTCCTCGGCGAGGTCGACGTCCGCAAGGCCCGGGTGCCCTTCGTCAAGGGCGGCTTCCGTGAGGCCCAGAAGCGGGCCCTGACCAAGTCGACCAACACGGTCGGCGTGACCTTCCAGGATCGGCTGACTCAGCATCTCGTCGACACCACGTCGATCATGCAGATCGCGCAGGTCTGGCAGACCTCCAGGGGTGAGTCGATCGACGCGCCGATCACCACCTCGCACGGCTCGTCGGGTGGCCTGACCGCGGAGGGTGCCCCCTTCACCGGCACCGACCCGACCATCACCAAGCGAACCCTGGTCGCGTACGCGTACAAGCAGCTCATCAAGCTGTCGACCGAGCTGGTCGAAGACGCGTCGTTCGACATCCTCGGCTACGTGGCCGAGGCCCTGGGAGTCAATGCCGGCCTCGCGCTCGGCACCGACATCGCTGTCGGCAACGGCAGCTCCAAGCCGTCCGGCGTGGTGCAGACCGCGAGCGTCGGCAAGACCGGCTCCACCGGTGTCGTCGGGGCGTTCGACGCCGACGACCTCATCGACCTGTTCTACTCGGTGAACGGCCGCTACCGGAACTCGCCGTCGTGCGCGTGGCTGTTCCGCGACTCCAGCCTCGCGGCGGTCCGCAAGCTCAAGCCGAAGACCACCGGCACCGAGTACCTGTTCAGCGATTTCGGCACCAACTCGCTGACCAACGGCGAGGGGACCATCCTCGGCAAGACGGTCTACACCGACCCGAACATCGCCGCGGTGGCGCTGAGCGCCAAGTCGGCCGTGTTCGGCGACTTCTCCAAGTTCGTCGTTCGGGTCGTGAACGACGTCCGATTCGAGCGGTCCGACGACTACGCGTTCAACACGGATGAGGTCGCGTTCCGCGCCGTCATCCGTGGTGACTCGGTGCTGCTCGACCAGACCGGCGCGGTCAAGGTCTTCGTCGGCGCCGGCACCTGATCCACCGCCCGGCCGGGCTCGCTTCCCACGACACGGACCGCCCGGCCGGGCACCCACCACAAGCCCCGGGGTACGCCGCCCCGGACGCAGCGTCGCACTCAGGGTGCCATGCGGGTTCGATCCCCGGACGCTGCGCCACTTCTCGCCCGCATCGAGCAATCGGAGGAACTATGCCCGAG